GACTTCCAGATCTTCCAAGAGCTTACCACATTTGTTCAAAAGAAACAAGCGTGGGAAGCAGACGAAGGATATCATGATGACCTCGTGATGTGCATGGTTCTCTTTGCATGGTTAGTCATGCAAGAATACTTCAAAGAGATGACAGATCAAGATGTCAGAAGGAGGATCTATGAAGAGCAACGTAATCAGATTGAGCAAGATATGGCTCCTTTTGGGTTTATCGATGATGGCATGGGAGATGACACCTTCGTTGATGCAGATGGAAATCTCTGGGAGTACGGAGATAAACAAGAAGAAGTAAGTTACATGTGGAATTACTGATGGATTTAGGAGATCAATTTTCACTAGAACATTTATTGTTTAAGGAACGAGTCTGCAGAACTTGCGGACAGAAGAAAGATCTTCTTACAGAATTTTACTTAACAAGAAAATCAAAGAAAGGTCATCCGTCAGCATATGCATACGAGTGTAAGTCGTGTACTATTGTCAGAGTAGTTACTAGTAGGATGACTAGTGCTGTTTTGGATAAATGGGAATACCCAGATTGGTAGTTCATGCATTGTTCACCACCTTTGAAAGATCCAAAAATCTAAATACTTACAGATAAATTTGGATTTTACGAGGTATAAAACATGGCAAGTCAAGTCTCGCCTGGTGTTGTAATTAAAGAACGTGATTTATCCAATGCTGTTGTCGTTGGCGCATCGCAGGTAACTGCTGCATTTGCTAGCACATTCCGCACTGGTCCAGTAGGATCTATTACTTCTGTCTCCAGTGAGAGAGAATTGTTAGATACTTTTGGTGCTCCAACTGATGAGAATGCAGCAGACTGGTTGGTTGCTTCTGAATTCCTTGCCTATGGCGGCAGACTAGCCGTTGTTCGCGCAGAAACAGGAGTTAAGAATGCAACAGCAACTGGAACTGGTGTTCTAATCAAGGATAAAGCAGCGTTTGAAGCAGGCGTAACCTCTGAGGTTTTCGCTGCACGTTACGCAGGTACTGACGGCAACAACTACTTGGTAGTAATTGTTGACCGTGGTGCTGATGAAATTGCAACAGTTGCAGGTCACGGTTTAACTGTAGGTGCTACCTACAACGATGGTACTAACAACCACGAAGTACACACAGTTATTGATACAAACACAATTGCAATTATTAACACTGATGGTGTTAAGGCATCTACTAATGGAATTACTACAGTTCCTTGGTATGCTAATACAGAAATTGCAAACACAGGTCTTAAGTTAAGTGCAATTGGTCCACGTCCTGGCACTTCTGCATACGCTGCTGAGCGTTATCTATCGTGGGATGAAGTACACGTTGCTGTTATTGACGAAAGCACAAATACAATTTTAGAAAGACAAACATATCTTTCTAAGTTGTCTGATGCTAAGTCTGCTGAAGGTGCTTCTACTTATTGGAGAGATGCTCTAAACAATTATTCCCGTTACATTTATTCTGGCGCTGAAATTGCTTCTGGTGATCTTCAAGGAAACGGTGAAGCATGGGGATCCGCAGCTTCTTCTTACGGAGCAACTGCATCCAGCGGTCTAAAACTAAAACTAGTTCTTGATATCGATCATGGACTATCTGGTGGTATTGATGACTACGGTTATACTACTGGAGAAATTGGTGATGCATATGACATGTTCCTAGATACAGAAGCAACCACAGTTGACTTTGTACTCATGGGCGGTTCCATGGGCAGCGAGTCTGATACTCTCAACAAAGCAGGTAAAGTTCTTGGCGTTGCAAATAGCAGAAAAGATTGCGTAGCATTCCTTTCTCCATATGTTGGCAACCAAGTTGCTGCTTCTGGTGGCGTTGCTCTAGCATCTAGCGCACAGAGAGATAACACAATTGCATTCTTTGATGGTCTAGCATCTACTTCTTACGCTGTATTTGATAGTGGTATTAAGTACACCTATGATCGTTTTAACGACAAGTATCGTTACATCGGTTGCAACGGTGATGTTGCTGGTCTATGTGTTGCTACTTCTGCAATCCTCGACGACTGGTTCTCTCCAGCAGGTCAAGCACGCGGTGGTGTTCGTAACGTAGTTAAGTTGGCATACAATCCCAATCAGGCAGATAGAGACGAACTCTATCAGAACAGAATCAATCCTATTGTTTCCTTCCCTGGCGGTGGTCCAACACTATTCGGTGACAAGACTGCACTTGCATCTCCTTCCGCATTCGATCGCATCAACGTTCGTCGTCTCTTCCTTAATGTTGAGAAGAGAGCAAGAGATCTTGCAAGAGGAGTTCTCTTCGAGCAGAACGATTCTACAACTCGTAGCAACTTTACTGCCGCTATTACTTCTTATCTTTCTGAAGTACAAGCACGCAGAGGTGTAACCGACTTCTTGGTTGTTTGTGACGATAGCAATAATACTCCAGAGGTTATTGACCGTAATGAGTTTGTTGCTGAACTCTATCTCAAGCCTACTCGCTCTATTAACTACGTAACAGTTACTGTAACTGCTACAAGAACGGGCGTCAGCTTCGCAGAAGTTGTCGGTAGATAATTTATAGATTAACAGCAAACAAATTAGAGGTAAACAACAATGGCAGTTTCTAATAACGTATCTACGTTTCTCAGTAATATTGGGCAAGGCGTTAAGCCCAATATGTTTAAAGTCGAAATCGTTTTTCCTTCTGGATTAAACAAAGGTTCCGACGATGCAGATCTAAGCAGCATGATGTGTAAGTCTGCAGCACTACCTGGTTCTAACCTAGGTGTTATTGAAGTTCCTTTCAGAGGAAGAACAGTCAAGATCGCAGGTGACAGAACCTTCGATACTTGGTCTGCAACCTTCTTTAATGATAAGGACTTTAAACTCCGTGCTTTCTTCGAGCAGTGGGCGAACCAACTTAACACTCACGAAGCTAATACTTCCGCACTATTCACTCCTGGTGAATACATGGCGAATCTCAAGGTTCATCAACTTGAGAAGGACTCCAGTGAGAATGGTCAAATTCTAAGAACATATGAATTGCACCATTGCTTCCCAACCAACGTTTCTGCTATCGATCTTGCTTATGACAGCAATGATCAGATTGAAGAATTCACAGTTGAGTGGCAGTATTCGTTCTTCACTGCAGCACCTGGATCTCGCGGCGGCGTTTCTAGCATTCCTGTGGTCTGATAAATAGTTGAACGCTCAACTATTGTAGATTAATCATGAGTCAACTTTTTGGCTTCCAGATTAACAGAAAGGAGGGGCAGAGGGGTCAATCCCCCGTCCCTCCTTCTGCTGATGAACCCATCGCCGTAGCCGCTGGTGGGTATTATGGAACTTATGTAGATACGGACAATCAAGCTCGTAATGAGTTTGAGATGATCCGTCGTTATCGTGACATGGCAATTCACCCAGAGGTGGATAGCGCAGTTGACGAAGTTGTTAACGAGTTTATTGTCAGTGATTGTAATGACTCCCCTGTAGATATCAACCTAGACAATCTAGATGTTGGTATGGGAGTAAAGAAAAAAATTAGAGATGAGTTTGAATATATCAAACGTTTATTGAATTTTGATAATCGCGCACACGAGATTATCAGAACTTGGTATATTGATGGCAGACTATTTTATCACAAAGTTATCGATTTAGATAATCCCAAAAAAGGAATTACAGAACTTAGATACGTTGATCCATTAAAGATTAAAAAAGTTCGACAAAAAATCGATAACACGCCAAAAGATTCTCTTGCCCGTGCAGCAATCAGGGGCACAGCGTTGGAGTATGAATATGGTACGTTTGTTGATTACTATTTGTACAATCCGAAAGGATTTTACAAAGGAGGTGTTCTGGGACCAGTTGGTGATATGTCTTTGTCACAAGGCGTAAAGATGGCGGTTGATTCCATCACCTTTATTCCTTCTGGTTTGCAGGATTTAAATAAGCGAATGACTTTGAGTTTCTTGCACAAGGCAATCAAATCCCTCAACCAACTTCGCATGATTGAGGATTCGCTTGTCATCTACAGACTATCACGCGCACCCGAGCGTAGAATTTTCTACATTGATGTTGGCAATCTTCCCAAGGTCAAGGCAGAACAATACTTGCGTGATGTTATGAGTCGTTATCGTAACAAGCTAGTTTATGACGCAAATACTGGCGAGATGCGTGATGACAAAAAGCATATGAGTATGCTAGAGGATTTCTGGTTACCTCGCAGAGAGGGTGGACGTGGCACTGAGATCACAACTTTACCTGGCGGACAGAACCTTGGTGAACTCAAGGATGTTGAATACTTTAAGAAGAAGCTTTACAACTCTCTCAATCTTCCTCCCTCTCGTCTCACAGACGATAACAAAGGATTTAATCTCGGTAAAACCACTGAAGTCCTACGTGACGAACTCAAGTTTACCAAGTTCATCGGAAGACTACGTAAAAGATTTAGCGAACTCTTCCAAGATATTCTCAAGACCCAACTCATTCTTAAAGGAGTAATTACTCCAGAAGACTGGGATGACATGAAAGAGCATATCCAGTATGACTATCTATTTGATAATCATTTCAACGAACTAAAAGAACTTGAAATGGCAACTCAACGTATTGGTATTGTCACTCAGATGGATCCGTTCGTTGGTAAGTATTTCTCAGTTGAGCATGTACGCAAGCACATCCTAGGTCAAACTGATAAAGATATCCGAGAAATGGATAAACAAATGCGTAAAGAAATTGATTCTGGTCTTGTTATGGATCCTGCTGATCTCAACAGTTTCGATACCATGGACAGACAGAATGCGGCATTTGCTCCAGAGATTCAAGGAATCCAAGCAGACGATAGCGCGGAAAGAGAAGCAGAAGCTGCTGACGCAAGCGTAGATCGTGAGGTGAAAAAGGCACGTCAAATGCCTAAAGCTTCACCAACTAATAAATAAAATATACTGAATTGTTATTATGTCCGAACAACCTGAAGTAAATCAATATCAAGGCGAAGTTAATATTGTTGATCAAATCAGCAACAATCAAAGAGCTGCTGCCATTGATGCAATTCAAGATTTGTTATTTGCTAAAGCATCAGATGCTATGGCAGATTACAAAAAGATTGTAGCGAATACATTCTTTGACGAACCTACCAAAACGGAAACTACCGATGAAACTGATAACGGAAACGATTGAAAACGTTCAAATTCTTACTGAAGAAAAGGACGGAAAGAAACTTCTTTATATCGAAGGTGTCTTTCTTCAATCGGAACTAAAGAACCGTAATGGCAGAATGTACCCCTTTGAAGTTCTTAATCGTGAGGTTGAGAGATACAATGAGGAGTATGTTCAGTCGAAGCGTGCTCTAGGTGAACTCGGTCACCCTGATGGACCAACTATCAATTTAGATAGAGTGTCTCACAGAATCACAAGTCTCCGCGCAGAAGGTAATAACTTCATTGGCAAAGCACAAATCCTTGATACACCAATGGGAAACATTGCCAAGTCTTTACTTGGTGAAGGTGTCCAGTTAGGAGTTTCTTCTAGAGGAATGGGAAGCATCGACAAGCGCGAAGATGTTTCTGTTGTTCGAGATGACTTCATGTTAACCACCGCTGCTGATATTGTAGCAGACCCTTCCGCACCCGATGCATTTGTTAATGGAATCATGGAAGGCAAAGAGTGGGTCTGGGATAATGGAATTCTGAAAGAACGCGAAGTTGCTAAATATCAACGATACATTGACGGCGCTTCGCGTCGTGAGTTAGAAGAGAGAGTGCTCAAAACATTCGAGCATTTCCTCGGAAAACTCTGATTTATAAATAATCTTAGAATAATTACTACGGAAATACGAGGTTAACTCAAATGTCAGATATGCTTAACGAAAAATTTGAGGAGTTTGTTACCGAGCAAAAGGTTATTCTGGAAGCTGGCGACCCTATGCCAACTGTTTCCGCGAATGTAATTCCTGGCTCTGGTAGCGAGCCTACTCAGGTCTCTGACGCACAGACTGCTAAGTCTGGCGGCAAAGATCCTGCTCCCACAGTTCAACCATCGGTTGCTCCTGGTCAATCTGCTCCTGCAGATCTTGGTGGAACTTCCACTACACCTAACGAGCACGATGATGATGGAGAAGAGAATCCTGGCGCTAAGGCGGCGGCACCTGTATCGCAAGATAGCAGCGTAACCTCTACCGCTGGTAAGCCTGGTAAGGATCCTGCTCCTTCTGTAGGTGCTGATGTAGCATACGGCACTAAGATGGGTGGTGCAGTTACCTATCCTATCAAACCATCGTTCGAGTCCCTCGACGTTTCCGCTGACGTTGCCGCTCTAGTAGAAGGCACCGAACTCTCTGAAGAGTTTGCCGAGAAAGCAAAGACAATTTTCGAAGCTGCTGTCAAGGCAAAAATCTCTGAAGAGTATGACAGACTT